GTTTCATCATCAATCACTGGTTCTGCTGTAACTCGTGCTGGTGGTGGCGGTGGCGCCAATCAAAGCGGGGCATCTGGAAGTTATTCTGGTGGCAACTCTGATGGTGGCGGCGGCCGAGGAAGAAATAATGTAAATGGCGCTGAAGATGGTGATACAAATAAGGGTGCTGGAGGTGGTGGTTCTTCTGGTGGCGGCGGACACTCTGGTAACGGCGGTTCTGGTATTGTCATTATCAGATATGACACAACGGCAATTTAAGGAGAATAGATAATGGCACATTTCGCAAAAGTATTAGATGGAAAGGTAGTTGATGTAATTGTTGCAGACCAAGATTTTATGGATAATTATGTTGATACAACTCCTGGCACATGGTTAAAGACTTCTTATAATACAAGAGGGGGGATTCATTATGAAGCAGGAACAAACCATCAAACTCAATCTTCTGACCAATCAAAGGCACTGAGAAAGAATTTTGCTGGGATTGGGTGGAATTATGATGAGGACGATGACGCATTTTATGCCCCGCAAGAATTTTCTTCGTGGACACTAAACACTACAACTTACTTATGGGAGCCCCCTGTTACATACCCAACTGATGGTGAGTTATATGAGTGGAATGAAGAAACTCAGACTTGGGATGCAGTTGAATAATGTCAAAACAAACTGAAGCATTGAATGAAGTTCTAGGAATAGATGATGTAGTGGAGAATGCAGTATCGACTGTCACTCCCCCTAAACCTGTTCTTGTTCCTAAAACAGAACACAATGAGGCAGACATTGACAACGATTATAAATATCAGAGAGAAAACTTTTATAATCTGATAGAAAGAGGACAGGATGCAATTGATGGTATTCTAGACCTTGCAAGAGAATCAGAACACCCCAGAAGCTATGAAGTTGCTGGGAATTTAATTAAACAGGTGGCAGAAGTCACAGAGAAACTTGGAGACTTACAAACTAAGATGAAGAAACTCAAAGAAGTTCCTAACTCTGCACCTAAGAATGTTACTAACGCACTCTTCGTTGGTAGCACTGCTGAATTACAAAAAATGTTAAAGGGAAAAGAATAAGATGCCATTAACCAAAATTAAAAATAGTTCCATTGCTGACGGTGGTATCTCTACTGCAAAGTTGGCAGACGGTGCAGTTACTATTGCAAAAACAAATAACCTTTTTGAAAACACAGTATTCACTGGTTCTGATGGAATCATTATTCCAAAGGGAACTACCGCTGAACGACCAACTGGCCAAGCAGGATATATGAGATTCAATACCACACTTGGTATTTTGGAACAATACAATACAAATTCTAATAGTTGGGTTGGTATTGATTCCCCCCCAATCATTACTTCAATTTCTTATGCTGGTTCAACAACAGCTGCAGACCCTGCTGGTGGAGAAACAATTACTTTAAATGGTTCTAACTTTACATCTGGTTCTACAGTTGAAGTTGGTTCTGCTTTTGCAACATCTGTTACTCTAGTAAATTCGACAACAATCACCTTTGTATCTCCAGCAAACTCTGCTGGAACATACAATGTTAAAGTTACTGGTGGTGCTGGACTAGCGGCAACATTAACCAATGGTATCTCATACGATGCAACACCTTTGTTCTCAACATCAAACTTGGGTAGTATTTTTCCTAGAGAGGATGCATCTACAACTTCTATTGCAGTAGTTGCTGCTGAGGGTGCAGACAGTATTACATATGCACTAGATTCTGGTTCTCTTCCAACTGGATTGACTTTGGATGCAGACGGAACATTTTCTGGAACAACTGGAGATAACACTTCTGACCCTAATGGTGATACTACATCAACCTTCGTTGTAGAAGCAACCGATGATGAGAATCAGACAAACACTCAACAACATACTCTTACACTGAAACAAGAACCATACAAATATAAAATTGATCGTTCTTTGACTATTGGTGGTGGACAAAACATTTATTTTAACCACTTTTCTTCTGGAACTACTGGAAACAGAAAATTGGGAACAATGTCTTGTTGGATTAAATTTAATATGCCGAATGGAATACATGATTCCATTTATAATGTTCATATCAACGGACAGAATTTTCTTGTAGTTAAAACAGAAACCGATGGCAGACTTCAACTTTATGATATTAACGGTGGAACAGATTATAATGAATATACTCAAGGTGGATTAGTTTCAACTGGTGAGTGGCATCATCTGGTTTGGCAGTGGAACACAGATGCTGGTTCTGGATCAGACAGGTTTAGATTTTGGGTAAACGGAAAAGAACAAACAACATATAACACTGTTGGTGAAGCATATCCCTCTTCTTATCCCACTCTCTTTGGATATGCTGCAACACATTATATCGGTTATTACGGTGATTCAACAAATCGTGGTAGATACCAAATTGCAGAGTTTCACTATTGCGATGGCCAAGCATATACTGCATCGAATTTTGGTGAGTGGTATGGTGCCGGGAATGATGACTTATGGCGTCCAAAAGAAGTTTCTGGATTAAGTTATGGTAGTGCTGGTTTTCACTTAAACTTTCAAGGTGCAGACATTACTACTGCATTGCAAGATAAGTCTGGAAATGGCAATCATGGACTTAATGGTGGTAATAATTTTGTCTTTAATACTCATGTGAACTCACATGATACTCCAACAAACAACTTCGCAACATTTGAATATAGAAGTTTTGATAATACTTCTCTCCCAACAATTACCAATGGCGGTTTGACTGTAACTGGTGGTAATGATGGATTTGCAACATATGGTGCGAGAAGTGGTAAGTGGTATTGGGAAGCTCGTAGAGATAATACTAGTGTAACTCCTCATTGGGGTGTTACTTCAAAATGGGCAAATATGGACGATAATCATATAATTTCTGCTCAATCTGGTGGAGGCGCCTTTGTTTTTAGAGATGATATTGAAACAAGTCCTCCAAACACATATAATGGTAATGGAATGACTTTCGGGTCAGATGGAACTGAAAGTAGATCAAATATTGGCAATGGAGACATTATTTCGTTTGTAATGGATTTGGATGCATCTCCAGCAACACTAAAAATATATAAAAATGGACTCGGCGGAACTCCTATCCTGTCAAAAACTTTCACATGGGAATCGAAATACGGTATTGTTAAACCACTTGTGAGAATGAATGGTGGGTGTCAGACTACATTTAACTTTGGACAAAACCCAACATTTACTGGACAAGAAACTGGTGGTTCGGGCCCATATGCAGATGCAAATAGTCGAGGAGCATTTTATTATGATCCTCCAGCTGGATATAATTCATTATGTCAAGCTAATTTAGATGAGACATTTGCCAGTGCAAACCGTTCAGAACAAATGACAGACTCATTCAATGTTGTAAAGTATGAAGGAACAAATCAAACAACCAAAACTGTTACAGTTGGTTTCCAGCCGGGAATCAGTTTGATTAAAAAACTAGACTCATCTGGTAATTGGTATATGTATGATAGAGTTCGTGGAAGTGATGATCCAATTTATATCAATAAGAATGAGGTTGAACCATCTGCTGCATTGTCAGTGTATACTGATCAATCATTTACTTCAGATGGTTTCACTATTGCTCAAACTGCTTCTGGTGGTAATGAAGTCAACACTGGCGATATGATTTCATTTAATTGGAGAATTGATGGAACTCCAACAGTAATTAGTAGTGGACATACTTTGTCTAGTAATCCAACACTTCTTGCTGATCAAACAAGAGGGATTAGTGTTGTAAAGTTCAATATTGGTTCTGACACAGACCCAACTGTTCCTCATGGACTTGGAACAAAACCAATGTTTATTATTTTGAAGTCTACGAATAATAATTATAATTGGGATGCATGGCATTGGTCATTAGGTGCAATCAGTAATACTTTAATTCCAAACTCCACGGATGGAACATATACAAATAGAACTCCATTCACATCAACAGAACCTACAGATAGTGTGTTTAGTATTAAAAGTGCATTCTTTACTTCAAACGTAGAGTTTGTTGCATACTGTTTTACTGATGTGCCTGGATATCAGGCCATGGGGCAATATCTTGGTGCGGTTGATGGTTCTTCAGCACAAAAACCATATGTTCACCTTGGTTTCCAACCAAGAATGGTGATGGTAAAAAATGTTCAAAATAGTCTTTCAAATACTGATTGGTGTATCTTCTCTAGAGACCAAATGTGGGGGAATGATGTTACTAATATATCAAACTCTACAATGAGTAAATATAATACACAATCAAGTCAAAGATTAGAGTGGAATAATGATGGCGCTCTTGATGGTGATGGTAGAACAAGTGGAGGCAATGGTATTCAGATCACTTCAAATGGATTTAGAGTTGATGCTGCCAACTGGTATGAACTTAATGCTAATGGGACTGGGCCTTATATTTGGTATGCTATTGGCGAAAGACCAACAAAATATACTCGTGGAAGATAATCAAATAGAACTATGTTATGTCAAATTATGAACACTATCTTGGAAACCCTCTACTAAAAAAATCCAATGTTCCAGTAGAGTGGACAAAGGAAAATATTCTTGAATACCAGAAGTGTATGGAAGACCCCATATACTTCATTAAGAATTACATCAAAATCGTTTCTTTGGATGAGGGACTTGTTCCCTTTGAAATGTATGATTTCCAAGAAGACATTGTAGATACAATTCACAACAATCGTTTTACGATTTGCAAACTTCCTCGACAGTCTGGTAAATCAACAACTCTTGTATCCTACGTCTTACACTATATTCTATTCAATCCGAATATGAATGTTGCAATCCTTGCCAACAAGGCTGCGACTGCAAGAGATATTCTAGGAAGACTTCAACTTGCATATGAAAACCTACCCAAGTGGTTACAACAAGGGGTGGTATCATGGAACAAAGGTTCTGTGGATTTAGAGAATGGTTCTCGTGTAGTTGCATCTTCTACATCCTCATCTGCTGTTCGTGGTGGTTCATACAATATGTTGTTCCTAGACGAATTTGCATTCGTTCCACAGAATGTTGCAGAGGACTTCTTTAGTTCTGTTTATCCTACAATCTCATCTGGTAAATCTACCAAAGTTGTTATCGTATCAACTCCTAACGGTATGAATATGTTCTACAAGTTGTGGACTGATGCAGAGAATGGTAGGAACACATATAATATCATAGATGTTCACTGGAGTCAAGTGCCAGGCCGTGATGATAAGTGGAGACAAGAAACTATCAATAACACTTCTGAAGAACAGTTCAGAAGAGAGTTTGAGTGTGAGTTCTTGGGTTCTGCAAATACATTAATACACCCATCCAAGATTAAATCAATGGCATTTCATAATCCAATTAAGTCTAATGCTGGATTGGATCTCTATGTCAAACCAAAAGAAGGACACCTCTACACCATCGTCTGTGACGTTGCTAGGGGGACTCAGAACGATTATTCTGCATTTATTGTATTCGATGTTACTACTGTGCCATACACTATTGTTGCAAAATATCGTAACAATGAAATCAAACCTCTACTCTTTCCTAATATTATTCACGATGTTGCAACTGCATATAATCAAGCATACACACTTGTTGAGGTAAATGATATTGGTGAACAGGTTGCATCTGCACTACAGTATGACTTGGAGTATGAGAACCTTATCATGGCTTCCATGCGTGGGCGTGCGGGTCAAGTGATTGGGGGTGGTTTCTCAGGCGGTAAGGCACAATTGGGAGTAAGAACAACAAAGGCGGTTAAATCGCTAGGATGTTCTAACCTTAAACAGATTATTGAAACAGATAAACTTATTATTAATGATTATGACTTAATCAATGAATTTTCCACATTCTCACTTAGAGGACAGTCTTATGAAGCAGAAGATGGACACGCTGATGACCTTGCAATGTGTTGTGTTATCTTTGCATGGTTAATTCAACAGACATATTTTAAAGAGTTGACAGATGATGATATTCGTGCTAGAATGTTTCAAGAACAACAACATCAATTAGAACAAGACATGGCCCCGTTTGGGTTTATGGATGATGGATTGCAAGACCCTTATGGGGAAACTGTGATAGATGAATATGGAACACGGTGGAGTCCAGTGGTTCGTTCTTATGATTCAGATTGGTAGAAAACACTAAAACCCTACATAATATCAATAATGTCGTTTTCTAATTTAAGATAACAGTTCGCACAAACGACTGTGGATTGGTTGATTAAACCTACAACTTCGGTTCTAGATTCCTCATTCAATCCTTTTCTTTTAGATAGAGAACGTATTTTCCTCTCATGAGGATAAAACTGGAGACAAGCAGTTTCAGATTCACCACAATGATGACAGGACTTTTCACCAAGATATTCGTTTACCCATATCTTTCGTGCCCTGTAATTGCGTTGTGATACCTTTTTGATGGTATTTTTGTATTTCTGATAGTGCTCCGACATGAAACTATTTATGTGCTGCTAAACCTATAAAAAAACATTCTGAAGAGATGGGTTTTTATAAATATTCGTGTAAATTTGAGGATAACCTTAGATTATTATAAAGTAAATCCATAAAGGAGAAACAGAGATGGCATTTCAACTATCCCCTGGCGTGCTAGTCAAAGAAATTGATTTGACCAATATTGTTCCTGCTGTTGCAACCTCAATTGGTGCGATCGCTGCTGGCTTCCCACAGGGCCCAGTAGAAGAGATCATCCCAATCGGTTCAGAACAGGAATTGGTTAATTTCTTTGGTAAACCAAACTCAGATAACTTTGAGACTTGGTTCACTGCCGCAAACTTTCTTCAATACGGAAACGCTCTTCGTGTAATTCGTGCTGACACAGCTGCTGTCAACGCTACCGCAGACGGATCTGGATTGAAGATTAAAAACGACACAGATTATGAAAACAATTATGCCGATGGTTCTGGTTCTGTAGGTGAGTGGGCTGCAAAGTTCCCAGGCACATACGGTAACTCACTTGGTGTTTCTATTTGTTCTAATGCAACTGCATACGAACAGACAGTCACCTCAACCGTTGACGGCGCACATTCTGCTGGTGCAACAACTCTTGCTGTAACAGCCGGAACTGATTTTAATGTCAATGACATTATCTATCTACAAGAAACTGACGGACAACAGTATGAAGTTACTGCAATTGCAACTAACGACCTTACTATTCGTCAACTAGACAATCCTAACGGTGGTGGACTAAAATCTGCAATGTCTGGTGGTGAAGCAATTCGTAGACGTTGGAGATTCTATGACTTGTTTGATGCTGCTCCTGGCACATCAACATGGGCAACAGACAGAAACATCTCTGCTGATGAAATGCATATTGTAGTGTATGACAGAGACGGTGGTATTTCTGGATTTGATGCAGATATTGCTGGACAGAGAACAACTGCTGTTCTAGAAACATTCCCATTTGTATCACAGGCAAATACTGCAAAAACTCCACAAGGTGGAACTGCTTTCTATGCAAATGTTGTGAACACTGGTTCTTCTTTCGTAAGATGGATGGATCACGATGCATCACTAACTAATGCTGGAACACAGATTGCATCTGGATCTTCTTATGCTTCTACTGCTGGTAAGGCGGGAGTTCTTTCCGATGACCTTGCTGGTGGAACAGATGATACTCCAACAATTGGTGAATTAGATATTGCATACAACTTGTTTGCTGACGCTGACACAGTTGATGTAAACCTAATTATGGCAGGAACTTGTCCTGCTTCAACAGATGGTGTTACACACGCAACCATGATT